ATAGGCAAATGGAGAAAGTGTGGGATGATAGCAGAGATGCAGATTTTGGAGATAACGATTTCCGCACACAAAAATCATTTAAGCAATACTATAAAGAAACCTTTAACACCAAAGAGAAATGAAAACACCGATACAAGAGTTAATTGAAACATTTGAAGAAATGCGTTCTCCTATTGATAGTAAGGTAGATGTAGACTTTGCTATATCACTTATGAAATCAATGCTTGAGAAGGAGGAGTACACAATGGGACTACTCTTGAACTTTATATTAAAGCGTTATTCAACAGACTTTGACATAAGCCTTCGTGGATATTGCTTTATAGATGCAAATGGAGTAGAGGTTACTATCAGTGAGATATTAGAACACTTCTACAACGAAACCTTTAACACCAAAGAGAGATGACACCATTAAAAGAGTTGATTAAAAAAATGTCTTACAACAGAGACAGAGCGTTAGGAGCGGAGAAAGACGCTTACAACATCTGTATCTTATATGCAGAAAATATGCTTGAGAAATTAGAAACCTTAAAAACAAATAATAAAATGAAAAAGACAATCGCACAACAACTCAACATCAAAGAGTTTCCATTTGAAATTAAGGATAAGAATGGAAGGGAAATCTACTGGGAAAACTCAAATGGAGATTGGTGTAGGAAAGAATATGATTCATACGGAAATGAAACACATTATGAAAACTCAAAAGGGTTTATTGAGAATAGAGGTCCAAAGGATGGGGTTGTAGAGGTTAACACAACAAAAGGAATGGAACACAAGAACCCATTAACAAATCCTGCGGAACACACGCTACAAGAATTGTTTGCTGAATTAAAGTTCGGTAGACCATCAACAAGTCAAGATTATCTTGACAAGTGTATCGCAGAGTTAAACGAACAAGAAGCATAGTATTAACAAGGGGAGTGTAAAACCTCCCCTATTAACCATAAAGAGAAAATGAAAAGAACACTAATCATTTATAACACGAAAGAGACTACACAAGAAGAAGCAGCACACCTTCTTGACATCCTTAACTGCGATGATTCTATGATATGGGATAATGCAGATAGATGCGGAGTAGAGATTATTGAAGTACCCACCGATAAAACACCAATGAAGTATTTCACAGAAAAAGAAGTAAATAGGTTACTTAAAGTTCAAAGAGACAAGTGTGCTGCAAGAGCAACTCACTTTGCTAACGAAAAAGCAGATAGCCCAAAGATATTTAACTATGTTAATAGTACACCTATTGAGGATTTTTAGTATGTGTGCTAACACTTATTATATAACATAAAGTTCAACAATAACACCAAAGAGAGATGAGTCGTTGCACTCCTCACCGCAAATAAATTTGCTTATGAAAACAAACTATCAACCCAAAAGAACAAGCGGAAGCAAAAGGGTAATTAGCAGTATACGCAGTTACGCAATAGCTAATGCTAAAAAGACAAAGGTTAAATCAGAATTGTACAACCGCATTGTTCATCTATGCGAAAGAGACTTAACAGAATATGGTATTGAGTACGATTAAATCTTACAACAGAAAGAAACGCCACATACGTGAGGTAGAGAAGTATTTGGAGATGCTTATGTTGGACAATGTAAACCTTTCCCTTCACGCCAGTAGGTTTGGTTGGACCAGTGACTTACAGAATCAATTAACAAACTCTGCCTTGTTGATCCGAAAGTACCAACGTAGGTTAAGATTAATAATGATGTGATGGGAAGACTCACAGAGTTATTTGCTTTAATTGATATGACAGCAGAAGATAGAAAGAAGTATGTATACGGGAATAACAAAGATATATACTTCTCTTACCTTACTATTGATAATGATATCCTTAAAACCATTAAGCCTAAAAAGGAATGAGATACATACCTCACGAAGATAACTGGGAGAAAGAATATTTCGAAGACCTAAAGCAACAACGTAAGGTGAAGAAAGCTAAGAAACTTAAACAGATTAATAAATGGAACAACAGCAAAAGCCCAGCGAAGAAGGGCAAATGATTTACCTTGTAGGTTTAAAGTTAGCCTACAAAATAAAAAGGGGTAACGGTTATATCAATAACTACAGAACGATAGAGATTCCAACCAGAATGAAGTCTATTGAAGACATCAACTCTTCACCGGAAATGATAATGAATATAATGGCTTCTTTAAAGCTGACTGGTAAAAAGATTTATGACTTCCACGTTAAAGAAGAGTATTTTAGAAAAGAAGTAAGTAGAAGCTTTGCACATAAAGAAGTAGATTATGAAAGAGAATTTGGAAAAGAAGAGTAGAAACCGTATTCTAATAGAAGAGTTATTCGCTCCTACAGAGGACGTTCTCTTTGCGGATGGATATGATGATTGCATAGTAGGTTTTGATGAAGCCTCGTGGCGCGTAGTGTATTCTAAGTACGATGTGGTTCGTCAATTGTTTATGCAGAACGACGAATGGAGTGAGAGTGACTGCATTGAGTTTGCTGAGTACAATATATTCGGTGCTTATGTAGGAAAGAAAACACCAATTTGGATGGAAGACTTGAATGAAGTCTATTTATAATTAACTAAATAAATAACAATGAGAAACTTTATCTATAGAGCCGAGGAGTTAAAGGATTCGCTAACACAACTTCGTGAGAACGGAGTAAGCAAAGGAGCTTGGACGGGATTTGATTCCCTGTTTGACAAGTATTCCGTAAAGAAGGGATCTACCACATACATCTATGCTGGTGCCCACCAAGGTAAATCCCAGTTTGGATTTGAACTGATGATGAACCTATCAGAATATTCGGGTTGGACTTGGGCCGTGTATAGCCCGGAGACTGGATCACCTACCGAAGTGTTCGCAGAACTACTTTGGGTATATCTGCGTAAGCCTTATCTGGTCAACGACAAGGTAACTGCTTCTAATGAAGAGGCTGAAAGAGCAGTGGAATTTATCAACAAACACTTCTATATCATAGACTCCGGTCTACAGGACCTCAGCGTAGAGGGTTTCTACACTTGCGTCAGTGAGATAGAGAACAAAGGTGTGAAGATAGACGGATGTCTTATAGATCCGTTTACGGAGATTAAGACAGATGTAAGTGCTGGAGTTAGAGACGATATCGCTATTGGCCAAGTGCTGACTAAAGTACGCAAGCATAGTAGTGATAATAACTACCATACAATAGTTACCGTTCATACAAAGCACCAGCAAGCCAAGTATAAGAATGGTATACCCTATGTAGATAAGCCTACAATGAACGATATCGCTGGAGGTATGCAGTGGTCCAGAAAGGGTATGATGATCATAAATGTATGGAGATGTCCGTATGGACTTGAGGATGCTAATGGCGTTCCTTACGAGCCTAATCAAGTAGAGATCACTGTTGTTAAAGCAAAGCCAAAGATTGTAGGTAAGTTAGGTAGTGTTACACTATACTACGATAAAGTAAAGAATAGATACTATGAGCTGGATGAGTTCGGGGGTAAGCGATTTGCCTATGACAATCCCGATAAGCCAACACCAGTTATACCTACGCCATCACAAGAAGAATTAGAATTTTAATGGAAGCAGAAAGAAGTTGGGCAGAAGCCTATAGAAAGAGTTGGTGCGAGATGATTCGCGCCTACATAAAGTTCAACCTTGTAGACGATGTTGAGGTCGTAGATTACAACATCATCAAGATCAAGGGCAGAGACTACAAAGTTGACATAACGGACTATACTGGAATATCTGAGCGGTATATATTCTTTAACCCAACGAACGGGCGTATGGTCATTGAAAATGATGGCCGTAGAAAAGTTTATAAATTTGAGGTCGGATTACTTGATTAATTTCATTATATTTACTATATGAACACAAAAGAATTGATTATAAAAACCTCTCAAGAGGTAACTAATCTACTCTTAGAGAAGAACGCTGCTTACGGGGACTCGGCTCTTAACCCCGTAGGCATCTTCTCGAGAGGTAACGCCATTGAAAGCCTATGTGCCCGGATCGATGATAAGCTTATGCGTATCAAGAGCCGAGGTATTACCGACGCCACTGAAGATACTGTGCAGGACTTGATAGGATACCTTATCCTCTTGAAGATCGCTATACACCAAGAGAATGAGTTGGAAGAAGAATGAAAAAGAGTTATTCAATCACCTAAAGTCTAACTACATACAAGACCTTGAATGGTCCGGTGACGAGTTCTCGCACTACGATTGCTACTCTATTAAGTATGAATGTGATATAGAACTTAAGTGTAGAAACAAGCACTACGACGAACTACTGATAGAGAAGTACAAGTACGACAAGCTCCTTATGAGAGCGCAAAAGTACCTTACAATACCAGTATACATTTGTCAAACTCCCGAAGGTATATTCGCTTTTAATCTCGCTTCACTACCTCAGCCTCAATGGGAAACCAGAGGTATGCCAAAGACATCCCACTTCAATCAGCGCCAGTTCGTAGATAAGGAGGTGGGATATTTTAATATAAGTAATTCAAAGAAATATGAGTAAAGAAGACTACAAGGAGGTAAGGTTTTTGCTACCAAAGGCTCCAAGTCTTAACCAGTTCTATGCTGGTCGCCACTACTCAGTAAGACAGAAATATAAAAAAGAATACAATGCAGAAATTAAAAACGTTTTTGATAGGTATGATAAGTTTTTTGCTGATACCTATAAGATTGATCTCGTTCATAACACTCGCTATGATTGCGATAATGTTATTATTACCATTAAGTTTATCTCGGACTATCTTAAAGACAACGGCTATGTCACAGATGATTCTAAGAAATACTTCAAAAGCCTTAGCATTCGTGTTGCTGATGATGGAGAAGATGTTGAGAAGAACGAAATCCTTGTTAGTTTAAAGCTTTATGGATACAAGGAACTACCAGACTTGTAAATTAATTAAGAATAGAATCGACCTTTATCTCTATGAGATGGCTCGACTCTTTACTTATATAGGCACAGATTCTACTGTAGAAGAGATTCAAGATGCTTATAGAAGGGAAAAGGAATACATTGAATTAATTGCAGAGCTTGATCCAGAAAAGGCTGAAAGACTTCGCTCCTCTTATTAATATGTGGACTGAAAATTACTACGAAGATCTAAGTGCAGATGAAGCAGATTTCATTCTCGATATATATCGGGTCATCGACTCTTTGGTATACTACGACCAGTCAGTTACATTGGTGCGACTGGGATTTGAGCTTGGCGTAAGCCCTCAAGAACTCGCTGATTACTTACCTACTATCGTAACTATATTAACTAAAGTAGAGGAAGAATATGCCGAGGTACGACAAGGCTCTAATTGAAAAAGAAGCTATACGCTCCGAGAAAGAGGGTAAGTTGTCTGAAGAGCTGGGTAATTTCATACTACAGCGTAGCATAGAGGTTGCGGGATCCGCATTTGTCACTGATGGTAGCGAAGAACTCAAGCAGGCGTTGATCGACGCCGCTGTAATGAGGACCTGTGAAAAATTCCTGCATTATTACAAGAGAGGCAAGTCTGCTGCAAATCTAATTATTAGTATTATATACTCAACAATGACTAATAAGATAGTATCACTTAACCACAGTGATGTCTATGGTCACAACATAAAAGGTTACCTCACCTATATAGAGGATGGTGAGAGCGTTACCAAATTAAAACGCTACATTAAGGATGATTATTTAAGTGAGAAATTATGATGGAGATTTATAACGATTGGATACTTGTCAGTTCGGTAGGATTAATGTTTAGTTTTCTTTTTATTTTTGAACCCTATGGTTGGGTGATGGAAAGAGTATTGCCTTTTAAGCCATTTAACTGCGTTCTGTGCCTTTCTTTTTGGTGTAGCCTACTCTTGTATAGTTATCTTGGAATTAATCCCTTATACGCCATTTATACAGCTTTTATCGCAGAGCTGTCTTACCGAAAGTTAGTTAATGAATAAAGAGAAAAATGTAAATTATAACAGTGGTTGGCTCTTCCTTTATTGGGACGAGCCTCTTTTTTCTAACTCTAATACTAACGACAATGCCGATACCTGTCCCGAACCTAAAGGAAACAAGACCTGAATTTATTGAAAGATGTATGAGTAATCCTAAAATGATTGAGGAATACCCCGACACATCACAAAGATTAGGAGTGTGCTACACTTCTTGGACATCGGAAATTAAAAAAGTAAAATAATGGAAGGACTAACAAGAGCGTTCCATATGTTCTTTGAATACTCGGAATTTGATTCTCCAGATCAACCCGGGAGTTACGAGAATATGGATGTGGCTTTTCTTAACAAGCTAACCAAGGCTCGTGAACTCGCAGCTATTGGATTTAAAATCACAAGTGGATACAGAACTCCGGATCATAATGAGAAGGTAGGAGGAGTTTCTAATTCAAGTCATACGCTTGGACACGCTGTAGATATCTACGCACCTACCTCAACACAAAAATATATTATTATTAACGCTCTTCTTCAAGCTGGGTTTAATCGTATTGGTGTGGCTAAAAACTTTATCCACGTTGATGATGACCCAAGTAAGAATGAAGATGTAATTTGGACCTACTAATGAAAAATGATTTTGATGTAAGCGACTCATTCGCTGACTTCGTAGACGAACTATCTAATGACGAAAAAAACGATAACGCTCAATGCTCCATTGATAATCCAGAGTGTGAAGCTTGCGGTAGCTAATTATGGGAAATCCAATAACGAAACTATTCACAGGGGGTGCGAAGGAAGCTGTGGAAGCAGTTGCCAATGTGGTAGATAGATTTGTATCTACACCCGAAGAAAAAGAAGCTGTGCGTCAAAGCATAGAACAAGAGATTACCAAGCGTTGGCAGGCCGATAGCCTTACCGATTCTTGGTTAAGTAAAAACGTTAGGCCACTAACCCTTGCAAC